CATTCAAGATCCTCAGCCAAAGAGAATTCAAGATGGTGATCAACACCAACTTGGCCACTGGCACAACGGAACCAGTTCAGCGGAACTTCGCCAACATGCACGGTCCAATAAAAACGCATCTCCGGCGGACCAATGCCATAGTTGGGCCAATCAGAGAGCTCGCCGTTACTAACCGGATTACCCCATACATCAAGAATCAACTGTCCCCATTCGTTATGCATGGGCGGTGGCTCTACGCCATACAGGCGATCATCACCACACCGATCAATTCCGACAACGAACGGCCGAAACTCAGTAATCGAAATTGAATAACCAAGCTGGCTTGCAACATCAATAAAGAATTCACGTGATTGGCCACCTTGTATTGTCATGCGCTGTACTAGCGCACGTTGCCGCTCGTCAATGGTCAGTGTTGGAGGGAAACACTCATCCGGCAATCCCCAATTGCGTTCCCAATCAGGCAGCAATTCAATCGTCGTGCGTGGGTCACTTTCCTGTTCCAACAAATCAGCTGCGCGTGCATCCACAAATCCCCAAATGTTGGCCAACCCCTTCGTAACCTTCATGGTCAGGGAGCCGATATGGCGCGGCCACGCTAATCCCTCTGGCAACAGATTCGCCAGACCGAAAAAATAATCGTCACCTGAGCGGCGGACGTGGCGATCAGGTGTCATAGATAATCGACTCTATGAATGGCATGTAACCAACACCGGGCATCTCGGTCGTCTCGAAGTCGAGCTCGTAATGATTGACGCCGATCGTTACGCTGATTGCTTCTTCAATCCAGGATCTGTACATCGTCTGACCGGGCTTCGATTTCTCGAGCTCCATTTCCAAAATCGATTGTTCAATACGAGCGCGAACCTCCGGCGTATCTTGATCAAGCTCGTGAATTGAAATGTTGTACGGGAACGGAACTGGTGCTTCCACATACAAATCCTTCACCGTCACTGGCCGCTTGGTATCAATGTAATCGTGCACCATTACACAATCTTCACTATTAGGCAGACCACGATTATCCGCACGCAAATCATCCATCATAAAGCGCACGGTCATGGTGCCGATGCCCTGCTCCGGTGCGGCCCATGCTCTGGTTACACCCGGGACAGAAGTCGCCCATACAATATAATCTGCCTCGCTGCCTCCCATTGGCGGGTTGCGTATGCGGAAAAGAATTCGCGCACGCAACTGATCGTCCGTCTCTGTATCAGCACCGCCTGTGATCGTAATGACCGTGCCCGTGCTCTCAACACCTGCGATCGGCACGTCGAAATTGACTGTTGTTCCTGTGTCCTGATTGCCAATTGCGCCAGCGTCCAGCGATCGCACGGGCACAGATGTTGGAGTATCACCTAGTACGACCTCGGCTGTGGATTCGTAATTGACGCCGAGGATTGTAAATGATGTCGCCTCGGGGATGACAAAGCCATCGGTGCCCGTAATCTCAATAGCACCCTCGGCATAAGTTGCCGCCTTGCGCCCGAGCGTGCCATCGGCATTGACGAGCCATATCTCGCCATGACGATCAAGCCATTCCGTCTCTGCCGTATCCGGCAAAAGTTGCAGCGACAGCCAATCAATGTAACGAAGAACAAGATGTGCAAGTGCACCCATGGCGTCGGACATTACTCGCATGACGGAGTTGCCGATCAGGACCGCTCCGCTCAACGCGGCTGTCACATCGTTGCGCACCATTTCGCGAACCGTGCGAAGCGATGGAGTTGACCAAGGCATCCCTTACTCCCACAGCATCTGGAACCGCAAGGCAATGTCACCCTTCGGTCCGCGATACATGATGACGTGCACGTCTATTCGATCGAGCCCAACACGGCGCACCATGACCTGAAAGCCTGTGCAGACACGTTGATCGATAAACGGCTGAAGCGCGACCTCACAATAGGTCTGTGCACGTTGCAACGTTGAACCTTCCGAACTCGGTGTGCTTGTTATCTTCGCGCGCCGCAACAGCCAGCACTTGCAGCCAATCGGCCAGCCGTTCCAAATCTCCCGTGCTTGATAATCACCCCACCAACCGCGCCGGTCGGTACTGTCCGGATCGGGCAAAATCTCATCCTCGTCAGCAAGCGCATCCGTGCCGAGAGCCACACTGACAGCCGTTGCCAGTTCTTCACTTTCATCAAGCGTGCCGTCAGCCTTCAACAGCCAATCCATGGACATGGCCTCGAGACTGATTGACTCTATAAGCCTGATATCGGTCATGCGCTAAGTGCCCTGATCTCACGCTGCATGAAAAGCGGGTGCACCGTCTTGTTGTCATCCACCAACTCATCGGACCGAGAAGCGTCTTGATAAATCACATTGGCCAGACGCAGCGACGGCAACGATGCACCAAATGTCAGATAGACAAGGCGCGGTAGTGCCAGCGCCGTTGCATTGAGATGATTGATCAGCGAGCCCGACAGATAGGTCAACTGTTGATAGCTTGCCGAATCCATCCTGTCCGCCGCTTGATCGCGAGCACCATCAAAAGCAATCTTCATCCGTTTCATAATTGCCTGTACATCGTCAGCCGATCGAAACGTCATTTGCGTAATGAAGATACTCTCGGTCGTTAGACAGAAAATAATTGCGCTCTCAACCACGATGATTGCGATCATTCCGGTCGGTGCCAAATCCTGGATTTGCACTCTCACCGACGCAACAAGGTCCGTCGTGATCGGCAAAGTGCGCGCCGTGACAAAGCAATCCAGCATCTTCGTACCGAAGATTTTTTCGTGCAGCCACTCCAAACCGTTCGATCTCAACTGCCCGATCTGGTGACGTAACCGTGCTGCCTGCTCGCCCTTGGCCGAAACCATTTGCAGCATGTAATCACAAATAGCGTTGATGATCTCGAGCAGTTGTTCTTGCTCGTCATGAATACTCATAGGACGCTTGTCTGCCCTGCCGTGTCACGGAATGCCGGCGCACCTGAACTCCACACGCTATTCGTCGGCGCATTGTTGGCCATGTTGGCTGCCGACTGATCCGTCGCACTTGCTTGACTTGTGACCTGAGTCGTCGTGTTAGTGAATTGCAACGAATTGCCTGCTTGCCCCGCCTCCACAAACTGCATTTCAAATTCGGTGAAACCGCCACGCGTGCGGTTCTCAACCATGGTGTAACGCTCAACCATGGCCATGGTGCCGCCCGGTGCAAACACCGGGTGCACTAACCGACCCGGACCATCCGTCTCAAGCGCGCGATACAGCGCCGACCGCTGGTTGGTGTAAACGTAAAGCTGATTGCTCGGGCTGAAGATCAAGTAACCTTGCACGCTCCAACGCCGTGCCTGCCTTCCCATATCTTCAGAATATGGGTCGTTTCGTTTCGGGTACTCATGCACGACCGTGCGCCGACCTGATAGCCGCGCACCTGTCTCAATGTGAAAGACAACACCACGGAACGACGCTTGCTGCATAAGCAAGTCGCGCCATGGCGTGCTGAATTGCGAAATCTGGCTCATACGTCCTCGCTGACTTTCGGACCGGGTTCGGGTGCTTTCACCAGCACAGCTCCGGTGCCGTCAGCCTTGGTTGTTTTGCCAATGCCTTCATTGTTGCCGTAGACCGGATGGTTGGCATCTTCACTGCCAAGCTTGACCTTTCCAATCAAGGTCCATGTCGACGTGCCTTTATCGTAATGACCCACAACAGTATCGCCAATCCGAAACTCAATACGATTGCTTGTGCAGCGTACCTCGCTATTGACCTCTTCACCTTCGTGCTTGTACGGCTGACTGCTCGAGCCACTGCTTTCAGCCGCAAGCACACTGATTGACGGAGAGCTGCCACCGCCCTGATCGCCCTGCTTATCAAGCTTGCGCTCCTGCGGCTTCTTGTTGACATGACGCAGCGATGCGTATCGTTCTTTTTGCTGCTGGTCCTTGCCGTACTTTGGGTTATTGGTGGCGATCAACGATGAGCCTTCGTCGTTGTGATACAGCATTTGCCCGGTGCCCGAAGCAGCATACATGGCGCTCGCACCCTTCGGCACCTTGTACGGACGCACCCGACGATCATCGACTATCGCAATCGGGTGATTGCGTTGCGCACCCGGATAAAGCATGACGGCTTCGGCTGCTGGACCCTTCGGTTGATCGTGGTTCCAATCTCCGTCGTCGGCATCGTTGCCCTTCTTGTTTTGCTGCTGCTTGTCCTCTTCATCCTGATCAAGCGGTGTGGCCGTCAAGCCAACCATCTGCCATCGCTCGAAATCGCTTGGCGTCTCCGAATGATAAACATCCGCTTGCTTGATTTGCTGCATCAGGTGCTCGTCATCAAACGATCGAACAGTCGCTCGAGATGTTGACATGCGAAGTTGATTGGCGATCATTGAAAGCGTTTGCCGTTCGTTCATTTCCTAGATTTCCTTTCATCGCATTTGCGGCGTTGATCCACCAAGCGCGCTATCGTTGCACAGCTCAAGAACCGTCTTGCTGCCCTCGGCACCGTCTTGCGTAAACGTCACCGACTTAGTTTTCAGCTCCATGTCCATGACAAGCATCGGACTCTTCACGTGCACCTTTTTATTTCGGTCCCATAAACCACCGCTCGGCTTCAGCCAGCCATACACAGTGCAAAACACCGTCACCCTGTCGTCCTCTTTCCAATTGCGCTCAGTGCTTGCCCGTCCCTCCATGTGCTTCTTGTCAGCCGTCGGCAGTTCCATCGGGATGACAAATGGCGAAAACTGTTTTGTAAACTGCTGTAAGTCTTGCGTCTGATACGGCACATGCGAAACGTCGGCACCCCATTTTTTGTTATTGCCTGTTTCCTGACTGATCGCCGGCGCTGCACCTTCCATGCTTGGCGCATAAATAATTTCCCGGCCAACCAAAATATTTTCACCTTCGATCAACGTATCGCCACCACCCGTTGGGGCAACACACGCCACGAAACTCCCTTGTGCATCACTGGTGAAATTCACACCAACGCTGCGACCGTACAAATCCAAATGATCGAATACACTGAGCCCGTGCATCAATGACACGCGCGGGAACTTGATTTGCGGGATTTGCCCGCCCTCAATCTTGAAAGGAATATTGAACGGCTTCAGCAACGACTTCGCCAGTTGCTCAAAGGTGACGTCCTTGTGCTCCATGGTCTTGGTTACCGGGCTCGATTTAGCGAGCACTTCCGTGTAAGTCGAGCCTTGGATTTCAACGTAGTGCCGCCGCTTGTCGTAATACACCTGACGGGTTGACACCTTGCCACTTATCGCGAGTTCGCCTGCAAGCGTCACCGTGCAATCATCGCCGGGCATGATTTGCAGGGCAGCGAAGTTTGTGGCAATCGGGATAGCTTCAGAACACGTGAAGCGAAATCGAAACGGCGGTTGTTCGTTCAATGCCCGCCGCACCATGACTGACTCCCAGTCACGATATTCTTGCCCCTTGATTGTCAGCACCGCTTGTTCTTCAGCCTTGCCAACCATCACTGATACTTCCAGCGGTTATTGATCGAGTCGACCCAACCGCCCGACTTTGGTGCCTGTGGTTCGCGCTCATTATTCAACGGCTTGAATACGCCGCCGCCTTCCTTGCTTTCCTGCGTGCGATATTTCATGTCACCGAAATCTACGGTGACAGCCGCAGTGCCCTTCTCCCAAACACGCTTACGCTGATTATCGTCAATGTTTGCACGCCACTGATCGTAATGCGCACGGTCGCGGCCACCGCCCGAGTTACCCCAACCGGGTGCAAAGAATGTTTCGCCGCCAGCCTCGAACCGCCTTTCAAAGCGTCCTGTCTGCACGTGCCGCCCCGCCAGACCACCCGATGCATTATCCGTCGCATAATTGCTGACGTTGCTGCCCTCGAGAACCGTCTTCAGATTGTTCTCGTAAAATTCACGAAGCTTCGGATCATTCAATGCACCGGGTTTGTAACCAGCATAATAACCACCTTGGCCAACCGTCCGCGCCTGATATGCAAGCGTCGTACCTGTCATGGCTGCACGATTCATCATCGTTTCTATGACGGCGATGTTGCCTTGCTTGTTGCTGCCCTGCTCGCCGGCTGAAATAGCCAGCACCTTGTCTCGCAGCTCCGGATTACCTGCCAATTCCTTCGCAAATCTCGAGCGGTCAATCACACCAGCTTCGGTTGATGCAGGTTGCGACTCGCCTTCATACTTGCTCGAGCGGGGAATTCCCGTACCGCGTTGCGGACGAAACCCTCCACCGGATGCCTGCATTGGTCCGCCCCAACGCTGCAAACCAGCGCCACCCATACCACCCGTTGCTCCGGTTGGAGCTTCGATACGCAGCAACGAATCCTTGATGCTGGTCAGCAGTTCGATGTTTTCGTCTCCAAGCCGCTGTTGTTCAATAGCTGCGGCGCTGCCTTTGTCGGGCACGTCGCCGGCTGCGGCTTGACCTAATGCAAGAGCATCGGACTCCCCAGCTTCCTTGCGTTCAGTAACCTGTTTCTCACTTGTGCCGCGGAACTGTTTCCATTTCTCAATAACCCAATCGCCCCATTTCATAATATCTTCAAACAGGGCATAAAGTTCCTTGACCTCGGTGATCGTGGTTCTGACGTCCTTTTCCAGCAAATCAAATTGATTCTTGAACCATTCCGCGACAGGATGCTTTTTATTTGCAAGCTCTTTGCCACCGCTTATTTCTTCGTACCATCTATTCAGCTTCTCGAGGGCATGCGCACCAAACACCGTCCATTCAGCATCCAAATTTTCCAAAAGCTCTTTTTGATTGTCGACGTATTTCTGCGCTATCTCCGCCGATACCTTGAGAACCTCGCCAACCTTCTTTTCGTACTCACTCAAATTCAATAGCACCGACTGCGGAACGCCAAGCATCTGTGCCAGATAATATTGAACCTGTGGCGACTGAGTTTTGAAGACCTCAATGATTTTATGTATCTGCTTGTTGACGTCCGTTTCGCTCATGAGATCACGAGCAAGCTTGACGCCACCCGGACCCATCTTCTCGAGCTCCTGAAACAACTGACTGCCTTCTCGCATGGCCGCAAGTTGCTGCAATTTGTTTGACATGGACGCGATATAACCATCCGCGGTCTTGGCTTCGACACCCATGCGGCTCATAGCGCCGCGCATGGTTTCAATGCCCTCAGCAGTGATTCGCGTATCTTGCGCAAACATCTCGAGCTGTACACGTGTTGTCGCCAGCTCAGTCAATGATTTCGTCAACTGCGTGATAGCACTATATGCACCGCCAACGCCGAGAATAGTTTTGCCAATATCCAGGATTCGATTAGATAAATTTTGAACATCACGAAGTGCATTGCGCGATGACTCGGCAAGTCGATCGACAGATTGACGGAGCTTATCCGTCTCCTGTGCCGAACCTTCCATACCCTCACGTGCTGCCTTGTTCAGCTCGCGAAGTCCCAACGCGATCTGTTTCAATCCCGGAGTGATTGAATCGCGTAATGCAATCTCAAGTTCTTCTTGCCGCGTCGGCATTTAATCTGCTGCTCGCTCTTCCATTGCACTCTTGCGGCTAACCTCAACCTGTGTAAACGATCCGCCAGCTTCCGCATTGGTACGCACACCTGACGGCACGTTATTAAATTGAAACGCGATCGCGTTACTTCCTTTTTCAAAAACGCTGTCCGGGTTGCGGTCCATGTTGTCGCGACCCTTGCCAAGAAATGCACGATAGCCTTGTGGCACGTCAGGCAACGGAATCTTTGCACCAGCTTCGCTTCGTGCAACCATTCCCGCACGCCGTGCATCTTCGATCCACGGTGAGCCTCCCCATGACGTTGGCTTGCCGCCGCCAATATGCAACGACTCTGGACCCATGTAACCCGCACCGTGGCCAACACCCGTCGCGCCATACTTGACGGCTGACGAGACGTAAGCAGCCATCCGTTTTGCGTCTTCCGGATTGCTGCTGTTGAGATAACGCTTCTGCGCCGGGTCCCACAATTTCAAATCACCTGCACCGCCTTCGTCATGACGGTGTGAGCCAGTGGCACCTTCTGCGCCGGGCATCCGCTGGCCGCCTGAGTAGACATGCGCAACCAAATTGTTTTCACGGCCGGCCGCCGTCAGATAGTCACGGACCTCGGGAGCCAACGCGCCCTTGCGGATGCCGGCTACCCTGCCTTGATCCTCACGCACATATTGCCCGTCGCCGCCACCCGGAGGTGGAGGCACAGGTGCCACCGGGCCGCCCGGGACGCGGTCAGACGTGCGCCCGCCACCGCGTCCCGCACCTCCAGCACCGCTGCCACCCGCGTCCGTGCCCTCGCCACCATATCCGCCGCCACCGCCGCCACCCGCCGCGCCAGATCCGCCGCCCATGACGTCGGTGCCCGACAGCCGTTTCAGGATATCCTCAATGGCTTTCAGCAAACGGTTTTCTTGCTGCGTCTGTCCAACCCGTTGTTTGGCGTCGTCTTGGCTCTTGTCGAAAAACGGCTTGAATTTATCGCGGATATTTTTCTGCACCTTGTCAGGCGAAAGCTGCTCGTAATATTCCTTCAGCTTCAGGTACAGGTCGAGAAGTTTTTGTGCGTCTTCAATATCCTGCCTGATTGTTTTGTCGACCTCGTCGAAAAACTTTTTTCCAAACTCGGAAAACTTCAATTCGCCTTCCGGCGAAATCTCGTCATACCACCCGTTTATTTTCTCGAGGGCATGTGCACCGAACACTGTCCATTCAGCATCAAACCGCTCCATAAATTTCTTTTGGTTATCCAAAAATTGTTGCGCCACTTTCGGATCGACACTTGGACTGTCCGCAACCTTGTCCATGTTCTTGCGTAAATTCTCAAGCACCGACACGGGCACACCAAGAACCTGCGACATATAAAACTGAGCTTCAGGTCCTTGCCTGCGAAACGTCTCGAGAATTTTGTCGATCGCTTTCGAATAATCTTTTTCGTTCAACAATTCATTGGCGAGCTGAAAACCTTTCTCGCCCATCTTCGACAAGTCCTGAAAGAAAGTGCTACCTTCTTTCATCGCCTGCAAATCCTGGATTTTGGTACTAAGATTCGAAATGAACTGATTGCTTTGATCGGCACTGATCCCCATGCGGGACATTGCCTTTTGCATCTTCTCAACGTCGTCGGCCGCAAGCCGCGTGTCATGCGCAAACATGGACAATTGAACGCGACGTTCAGCTAAGTCAATCAACGCTGTTGAAATGCGCCGCACTGTCTCGATCGAACCGAGCGTGCCAAGCAGACCACGGCCAACACCGCCGACAAATCCAACAAAGCCTGATAGCTCACGAGTGACACCGCGCGCCGTAGTCGCCAGTAACGAAGACGAACGACGAAACTGCGGCAGACCCTTGTCACTGCCGTCGGGGTCTGCCGACAGTGTTTTGACCAGCGACTTCATTTCACGGCCGATCGATTTCAACGACGGCGAAATGCTGTCACGAAGCATTATTTCAAATTCAGTCTTTTCACTCATTCTTCTTCAGGTGGCCGTTGCCTGTCGATCAGCACGCTCGTCCAATATACATGCCGGGCTATAGCGGAGAGCGGCTTGCTAAGGAACTCGTCGGGATCACGCTTGTACCTGTCGGCGAGACGATAGCAGTCGAGGATGGTATCCTCGTTTATAGCTCCGGCAGGAAAAAATTTGCGAGGTTCCAAGCGGCTGTATTCCAGTCGCGTGGATGCATTTGCCTGATAGTTGACGGTGGCACTGTTGCAAGTGCCGCCATCATTTGTGTCATTGCCTTCGCGTCAAAACTGATCTTTGGCGGATCAACTGCCATATCGATCAGCACAGGGTTGCCACACATCTCAATGTCTCGAGCGGTTGGTTCCCTGAAAATCAGTTCCTTCGTCTCCTCGCCGTTGGCGATCACTGACTTGCGAAGCTTTACATTGACTGTCGGAATAACAGGTGCAGGTTTGCCGTTTAATTCATCTGCCATTTAGATCTCGTCGCAGCTAACGCCCTCGAAGCGGACGCGGGTTTGACCCTCTCGGGTATTGAGCTCGAGAGCCGAACGACACCATGCCTCACGCAAGACATAAGTCTTTCCATTCGCGAGCTCTGCGGTCACGGTTGCGTTGATAACAGCTTCCACGCTATCCATTGACAAATCGGGAACGAGTGAAACGTCGCCCTCGATATACGGCACACGTGGCATCTCGGAAAAACCGTGCACAAAATCCTGCCCGGCCAAACCTGCTCGCTCCAATGCCGATGGACTGACGGTGAAGTTGCCTCGCAACGGATAGATAGCACCATCCACTTTCAGGAACGCGGTGCCTGCAATTCTCTGAGCCATAGATCACCTCCTTTAGAATGTGCCGATCTGATTGACGGCCGCCGTTTCATCAATGCCGCGATTGTACTGAAGACGGAATTGCGCCAGCACGGCGAACAGACGCAAGCCATTAATCAGGTCGGGCGGGTACAACACATTGACCCGCGTCGGATCGTTACTGTCACGCTCAACGATCAAGTTGCTCTTGAAATTGAACGCATCTTCAACAAGGCCATTGAATTCATCAATGCGATACTGCGCAACGAGTTCAGCCTTGATAGATTTCGGCGTGACAATCGCCTGCCCTGCACCAAACCGTGTTCCGTCATTGGCCAGCTTGTGCCGTGGCCATTTACTGGTGACAGCCTGCCGTTGATTGCGCAGCAGACGTGCAAGCGTCGCCAACGTCGTCGCATCCGTGTAAGCGTCATCAGGATAACCGTATTGGTTCTTCTGGAACATAGTCGTCTCTCGAGCGATCATTGGCACATTGTCGCTCTCAGTCCGTTGCGTTGCCATGCCGTTCAGCGAAAGACTGTTCAGCTCGCTCATGATAAAGCGATCCTCGAGCGGCGCAGGCAGGATTCCCTCGAGATGCAGCGTCTGCAATGGCCGCGCTGGATCATTGGTATATCCGCGTGCAGCCTTGCCAGTATACGCCGCCGCAACTTCGTAGGTTGGACTCGGCACCAGTGGTTCTACAGCCATGGCCGACACTTGCGGACTGTTGCGACCTTGCCCGAACGTCAAGCACGCAGCATAAGTGCCACGATACGCAGTCCAAATACTGCCGAATTTCTGCCTCATCCATCCCCAGCGGCCAGAGTCCGTAAAACCAAACTCTGTTTCCCACGCGAGAAGACTTGCACTATCAGTGAACGGCAGACAGACGAACTCGGCTTCCTTCTCACCGAGGTTGCTGATTGCATTGGTAAACACGGGAACACCCGTGCCAGTTGTCAGTGTTGGATTGTTGTACGTGATACCAAGACCTGTTGGACGCTCCTGTCCACCAGCACCTTTGTAATAAGTATCCGTCATCGAGATGTCATTGCCGGACGTACCTTTCCAGCGGCACGTCAACGTCACCACGGCGGCCGCAGCCAAAGCTGTCACCGGGAGATCAGGTGTAGCAGTGAGCGCAGCAGCGATATTCGTCGCAATCGTATTGACCGGCTCGCCGGGATTGACAACCACGGCCACGTGCTGGCCGGCGATATACAAATCAAGAACACCTGCCTGTGTCGCTGGTGTGGTTACCGTGATCGTACCCGTTGCCTGAGTTCCAGTCGGCTCAGCTACGGGCAACGCCCACGTCTCTTGACTGGCATTCGTTTTGAAGAAAGCTTTGCACACTGCCGTCAGATGACTGCCTTTGCCAAAATACTGTTCAGCGAGCGCGGCAGATTGCACAGGAATCGGCACATCAACTGCCGCCGTGCCTGCTGTCAACTTGATGCCAACGAGCAATGCAGGAAGACGAAAGACCGGCAAGCCAGCTTTGGACGGATCGACTTCAACCCAATACAAAGGCTGCCGCCAATTGGACGGGATAGACGAAAATGATACAGGCATCGGGTTTCTCCTTTAACCTCCATTGATCAGGCGCGATGCCTAATCGTTCCTGCGATTTACGACGAAGACGATTCTGACGGTGGCGGCTCGGGCACTGTTTCGGATACAGGCTCCGGTTGCGGCTCTTCCGTTTGCTTTTCTGGCTGATCGACCAGCACATCACCGTCGCGAATGCGCCGATAAGTGAAGCTGTCATTCGGCCAGTTTGCCGGCGTGTTCATGTCAATGAAGCCGACCTTTGTAATCGGATGCTTGAGATATTTCAGCATGTCTTCGTTAGCCGCCCAAACTTTCATGGCTCAACCTCCTTGGTCCATGTCGTACACGCTGAAGACGTGCTGGTTCTCCGTATCACCGGGTGGATGCACAGTCTCGACGTGAATCGTCTCCAGCATATCCTCCACGCGAGGCTCGTACTCAATCGCACCCAGATCGCAAGTTATCTCTGCACGTAACTCCGCGTAGGGTGTTTCGTTGTTTTGCAATCCGGCGATGCCGTAGAAGTGCATGCGGCTGCCGCGCGTGAAAGCTTCTACCTCATATCGATCATTGTGATAGAAGGTCGGATCGCGCAAGAGCCCGTCAAATATGACCTGATAAGCATCGTCAAGCCGGTCTTCCATTTCATCAGGGTCGTTGTTCACGAGAATGACGCTGAAGCCAAGACGCAGCTCGCTGCTGAAACGCACCTCGCCAGTATTGTTGTTTCCGTCTTCGGACAGGTTCTCGGCCAAAAAATAAACGCAGCAATACGGCATGAGGTCGGGCAAAATCTTGAACGCATGCGAACGACGAAAAGTAAAACCTTGAAAGAAACTGAACGTCTTCAACCGTGTCAAAGCAGCATCGCGCACCAGCATTGCATACGATCGCTGCACCGCTTCAACATGCGGAATCTTGCCGTGCAGACGCAGAACATTGCTGACAGGGCTACTCATGGATTGGCTACCACAACGCGGCGGAGCTCAAGCGTTGTCTCGCCGCCACCATTTGTCGACACGTCATTGACCTCCCACAATCCTTCATTCTTATTCATGCCTCCCGGATCAGGTCCAATCGCAACACGATCTTGTTGCGTCGGAATAATTGTAAATTCGGCTTCGAGAATATCCAGGATTGTACGTTGCTCAGAAATATCACTGCCGTCCATGCTGGCGATATCAATACTGACTGTGCCAAAAATTCCGCGAGCCGAATATGATGCAACGGTCGGCTGACTTCTCAGCGGATAAAACGTAACCGGCCGCGCAAAGACATTGTAATTCAGAAGATAGACTTGCGTTGACCAATCGACGCCCATGGCTAATCCTTGAAGATATCCGTAAAGCGACCCGTCTGCGTTCGCTTTATCAATTCAGCCGCACGATTGACGTCTTTGACAATGGCGAAACGCTTGCCGGTTTGTTTTCGGCGAATACGGGTAAATTTCATTTTCTTCTCTTTACGTTTCTTCTCGTGCTCGCCCTTGGCTTTCTTGACAACTTCGGCAGCAAAGTCTGCTCCCTTCTCCTCCATCTTCGAAGCCCATTTCAGGATATCGCCGGTCTTGATTGTGATCGCCATTACACTTGCAGCCTTACATAGTGCATCAACAGGGCATTGATCGTTCCCGTCAAACCCATGCCACCCGTCGCCGAGCCGCCACCACGGCTGGCCGTCGCATTCGGATCAAAATACACCACTCGAGATTCCTTGTGCGACAACGACCGCACACCCGCCACCGACGCCAGTTGCTCACTAGCTCGAGCATCCCGCACCATGATCGCCAAGCATTCTTTCAAGGCAGGCGGTGCTTCTTCAGGCAACTTGTAGCCACCCGTATAAGTGATGACAATCGGCTCCATCTGCGATTGATAGAGCTCAACCTTGCCAGACTTCAATTCTATCTCATAACCTACCGGGTTGATGACTGTACTGCCGCGCGGGCAATATACCGACTCTACATCTGTCTCAACCTTGATCGGATAATGACTGAGAAAGACGCGGTTGCTGCTGTCCAAACCGCGCCACGTCTCTTGCATACGCTCTCTGCCAAACACCCGATTGCACAACGTCGCTATGACATCTGAATAGGTTGTAATCAGCGCAGCAAGTGCTTCGTCTCCGGCAATGTTGCCGGCCGGAATGCCAAGCTTCACTTTCAATTCTTCGACTGTCATCAAGTCTTGCGTTGGCGATGCTGTCAACGTCTTCAAGATAATATCAGCCATTGACAGCCTCGCGATGATACTGCTCGAACATCTCACGCAGATTTATTTTCTGCGAAGCACCGTCGGACATGACCAGCGTCAACACAAAAGATGCAGAGTCGACATTACAACGCAAGATCGAAGCACCGGGTAAACCGCGATCGCCCTTGTCGCCCCGATCGCCCTTGAGTCCCGGCTTGCCCTGCTTGCCGGCTGACGCAATCAGTTGCCAACCATCACCCGGACATTCACCCGGATTGTCATGACGTGCGCAAAACGTCGACCCATTAAATGCGACCATATCGAGATGAGCGTAAAGCTCGCTCGGGCTGAATGTGCCTCTAACTTTTGGCATGATCGCGTCACGACCAGCATGCGACACGCAAATCCAATGATCGTGTGGCGGTGCATGCGCTGTGTCACATTTGGCTTGATAGCTCGAGCCATTGTGCGTGACTATTTCACCTTCATAATTGACAGAACCAACCACGAAAGCGCGGGCAGCGCGCATATAGCCGTTTGCACCACGCTCGCCCTTTTCACCACGCTCGCCAAGATCACCTTTCTCGCCGCGTTCACCACGCTCGCCTATCTCACCCTTTTCACCACGCTCGCCGGGATCACCCTTCTCGCCGCGTTCACCCTGTGCACCAGCATCGCCAATTTCACCACGCTCGCCGGTGTCACCCTTCTCACCACGCTCGCCGGTGTCACCCTTCTCACCACGCTCGCCAACGAGCCCATTCTCACCACGTTCACCAGCATCACCCTTCTCGCCACGATCGCCGGTATCACCTTTCGCACCGTGCTCGCCTTGATCTCCCTTATCACCTTGATCGCCCTTCTCACCCTGCGGGCCGTTGTCACCGGGCAAACCTGATGGACCTACTTCACCACGTTCGCCCGGTTCTCCCTTCTCGCCCTTTTCACCTTGTGCACCTTGCTCGCCGGGATCACCGACTAGTCCGGGTGTTCCTCGCTCTCCCTGAAGTCCCTGTTCCCCTTTTTCGCCCGCGTCGCCGCGTTCGCCTTTTTCACCTTGCGCACCTTGCTCGCCTTTGTCGCCTTTGGTTCCTTGCTCGCCTTGCTCGCCTTTGTCGCCTTTTTCACCTTTTTCACCTTGCTCTCCTTTCTCCCCCCGATCACCGGGGGGACCGTCCGGACCGACTGATCCGTCGTTGCCGTTTTTAACCAATGCAGCAGCCGCACGTAGCTCCATCATCTCGAGCCGAATGGTCGCAAGCGTGGCTTCATAATTTGCGCGCATAAGTGCACGCTCGTCGTCCCAGCGAGCGCGCTCAATATTCAATGCCTTCGCAAGTGCGTCGCGCCACTCGTCAAGCAGTTTGTCTGACTCTGAGCCTGTCGGCACGACCAAGGATGCTTCTGGCTTCAGTTGTAACGCGGTCATCTCGATTGCCTTTCTCCGGAGGCAGCGGAGTGGAAGTGTCGCTTTCAGGCCCCGGTGATGGTGCCGGTTGCGGAGCTTGCGGTCCCGGTGCTGCCGGGATGCTACCGGCTGCACTTAATGGCACGACCTGTTGCTGCACTCGTGGCTCGTCGCCAAACTCAACTTCGTCGTAGCCTTCTTGTGCACGTGCCTCATTAGGCGCAAGGATGCCGCCTTGCACACCGCGCGCAAGAGCTTCCATTCGATCTTTCATCGCCGAACGCAACAGCGCCGCTGTATCAAACTCCGCATATTCGTAAGGCTGACCTCGCAAAGAAAACAACAAACCAAACGCTTCTTCGATATGATTGAGTGCGAAGCCAAGACCAGATGCAATCCAGGATTGCATCAACAATTCAGTTGAGCCATAGCTCGTGCCACCGAGTCCGAGAATCTGCAACGGCACACGAAACGCCAAAGCAATATGCTCGTTACTAATCTTGAGAATATCGGCAGTCGCAGCATCTTTGCTCGGCACTCCCCATGGCGACACTTTCAAGCCAGCCGTCAGAATTGGCGTGCTGCCCTGATTGACACCTTGTGTCTGCTCGTGCCACCGATCGCGCAAAGCCTGCACCTGATCCTTGTCAAGTACAAGGTCAGTTGACAGCACCGCAGACGGTCGCGCTTCGTTGCGATAAAAAGCTGCTTGCTGCGCAGCGATGGCATTGCCCATGCCGATATCGTCATATGCTGCAACGATTGGGCTCTCACCGATCAATGGAAACGGATTGCGCCGCCGCTCGGTGTGCAAGCGAATATGCAGCACGTCGCGCATCGGCACGATAATGGATTCTTCTCCAAACCGTTTCGAAATAACATCGTTGCCGTTCAACCTATAAAAAATATCACCTGTCTCGGCCAATATCGGAACAGACATATTTGAGTCCATCAAATGCAACGAATTGACTTCAAATCTGTCGTTGCGCAAAGCCACGGCATAGGCATTGCCCGTCGTGTAAAGCCATCGCGTCGCGTTCAGAAGAAAATCGCTGATCGTTTGATAATCATTCGGGTGCCGCAAGATGCGGGAGAGGGCGGAAGTCTCCACCCGCTCCCTGCCACCCTTGTTATTCAATCGCCAATGGTCACCCGGACACATGGCAACGGTTTGCGCATATGCTGAAACACATGCTTCCACCATTGCCGAACGTGTGCTTAGACCTTGCACATCATAGCCGCATTGCCACCAATTGAGCGGCGCACCGTCAGGCAACCACCCGCCAGTGATCGGCAAGTGATAAGGACCCGGACGATAAGCACCCTCAACAGCACGCAACACAGTTCGCAAAGTGTTGGCGATCAAACTGCGCATGCGTCACTCTGCAGGCTTTGCCGTCGTTGATCTGGTCGAGTAAGTCGCCGGCTTAGCTGCCGTCTGTGCCTTGTCCTCACGCGGCTTTCTCGCATTCGGATCAGGCCCACTGCCGTCGTCTTCGTGCTCGATAATGTGCTCTCCAAGAATTGCGCGATCGATTTCTTCAGGCGTTGGCGTTGGCTTGCCTTTCATGCGCTCGGCATATTCAGCTTGGGATTGCTCCCTTGCCTTTCGGTCTTCTTCAAGTTGCCGCTTGACGTGCTCTGGGGTTTCGCGTTTTTCATCAGCCATATTTCAAATCCTCCATTGGTTATGACGAGGCGAAAATAACTCGCCTCGTCAGGTTCAGCTTACGCCCACGTGGCGTTCTGCGTCCACGCGACCGTGCCAGTGCGGCGCTGGATCCAATTCAGCGGCAGGACCATGCGCAGTGCCAGCGAGTCAGTCTGGAACAGCGAACGCTGTGGCGCCGCCACCGTGCTTGGTGAAGCGACGAGCTCGAGCGGCGTGGTATCTTCCATGTGCAGCGTTGCCTGATCGCTCATTTCCATGCGCGGCGCACCGCCACCGACCACAACAAAGTCCGCTGCATCAACAAGAATTATTGTCTTTGCAGTGACAGTGGCCGAGTCGATGATCGGAATATTCATCAACGTGCCACGTGCAATCTCGTCGCGGAACGGGAAAACACCGGTGTTGGTTGGCACCAGCAACGATGCCTTGAGCATGTCCGTCGGATTCATGAGCCAAACGAGCGTGCGCACATTGCCATACAGGTTGGTTGTCAGTGCACCAACAAGTGCGGAGATGTCACCAACCAGTGCAGCAAAACCACCGCCCGACGTTGCTGTCGTTGCCGCAACACCGTTCAGCAGACCAGCCGGACGAATTGCTGTTGCTGCGTTGGCGTCGATCAACACCGTATCAATTGCGACCGTAGTATCATCCTGGATTGCTTCACGAAGCAGACCTTCGATAGCAGGCACACTGTGCTCGTCCATCTCACGAGTCCACGTGGTGATAACCGCCATCTTTTTCGGAGTAAGCGATTGGGTCGTGAACGCACCCTGTTTGACCGGGATCGCCAGACCTTCACCAACGAATGCGCCGGCAAGATTCGGCGTACGCGAGCGGGTCGGGATATTGATCTTGCCCGCCGTACCAAAGTTGAGCGACAGACCACGCGACGCAAGACGCGGCAGAATGCCTTTCGGCATAAGTGTTGGCATGATTGTCGACCAAGTCTCTTGCGCGAGTTCCTTGGCCCAACCGGTCACGGTCGTCATGGCCGGTGCAGATGCTGTCTTGATGACAATATCCGCAACAATCTTCTGCTCTTCAGAATTGTATTCAGGGTGACGCTCGGCGATTTGTTTCATCGTCTCTTCATGCGTCTTTGCCCAAGCCTTCGAGGCATAGGCAATAGTCGCAGCACGCGCAAGAAGCCGTACAATGTCCACATCCTTCTTGCGGTTAACAATGACTGCCGGCGCGGCGGCCAAAGCCTGATCGGTGGCCTCGATAACGGGCACGAGCGAGCGGCTACGGGTGTCACCAGCCGTAACCTTGCCAAGAGCCTTTTCCGACGTGACAAGCATTTCGCGCGTCTTCGACAGTTGCGCAATTTCCGAATTCAGCTTGTGCGTCGTCTCCATGTCATCATCGCTGACATTGGAGTCGTTAATGCTGCCGAGATGAGTCTCGAGGGCATCACGTTTCGCGACAATCTGCATCTCCAGATCGGCGATGCGTTGGGCAAGTCCTGACATAATCTTTGATCCTCGTTTTGAATTGCTTCGGGCGTGCTCGCCAGTGAACTCCCTGCTTCTCAACCCGCTTTCATTGCCTTGCCCGGCGAAAACAAGATTGATTGTCTCGGGTGAAACCTTCAGCGACTTGGCAACTGACAGTGCATTCGGATTTGCTGGCACGGCAACCAAGCTCGTTTCAACCAGCTCCGAACGTATGTAAGTAAAACCCCAATCGCTGCCTTCGCGTTCTTTCATTTCCAGCGGCCTGAAGCCGACGGACACTGCCTTGAGAATTCCCGCATCGACAAGCTTGCGTATTTCATCAATACGCTCCGACGTGCCGAATGGCGCGAGCTCGAGATGCCCGCGCAATTGCTTGTCCTCAATACGCAGGTTGCTCCACTTGCCGATCGGGAAGTTGCTGTTATGAGCAAACAACGCAATCGGGTTACGCTTGAATTGCTTCAGATCCCAACCGTCGCTGAGAATCACATCGTCCATTCTGTCCGGTGTTTCATCGGACAAAATAAACTCCATTCCATTGACTGTGGATGCGTGCGTCTTGCGCTTCACACCTTGAACCGCGCGCTCGTCCCAAATGATCTGACACTCGTCAATGTCGAGCTCGTCAGTGCAACGTTCCATGAACTCGTTAAAACCTTCGTCATCAAGCGGCGGCGGCATACGTGTGTGCGTGCGTTTCATTTGCTTACCCTTGTTGCGCCAGATGTCCATGCAGATAGCAACTGCTTGCTCCTGCGTACGACTTGGATCGCTGTCCAACATCTCTGAAACACAACGACCCATGAAATCGTTTTGGCTCTCACCATCGTGCGGCTTCATTGGCATGGTCAAACCCGCATGTAAGCCAGCCACGAATCCATTACACAATGAATCGGCCAGCCTAGTTTATTCAGGCGTCGCAATGCCGTCGTAACCTCCACTGCCGGATTATTAAAATCGTGCCAGCACACAATCCCACCCGATCGCAATAACTGCTTGGCAACCTGACTCTCGCGCAACACAACGTCTTCGCTGTGATCGCCGTCAATGAATACTGCATCGCAAGGCTCGAGCATGTCAGCCGTTGGCGCCTCTGCCAACAGTAAAAAGAAACGCTCGTCGCCCGCCGCCTGAAATCCTGGATTTAATGGAACCTCGCTCATCTGACAACCAAGTGTCGGCACATGATGCGACGGCACATCTATGCCGATATATTTCTCGAGGGTGCGCACATTGTCGAGCACACGCTTTGATGTCGCGCCAGTGTTGCAACCAAATTCAATCATGACACGCGGCTTGACACTCGAGATCAACGCAACAAGAATTCCTGTTTCTTGCGCCGTCATATACTTCGAGAACGGCCCGTCGATCCGCTTGTAACCAAGCTGTTCTTTGGTGCTGGCTCTGATCATGCCACACGCTGCAACTTGACATAAGTTCGGCGCTGCAAGATCACAGCCGCCGCTTCAGTCGTCCGCCATGGATCAGAGGTGACGTAAAGCAAGCCATAGCTCAACGTCGACGTAATACCACCGCTGATTATTCGAATGAAATCCGTATAGGTGTCGCCGAACAACGGCGCAGTCTTACCTGCTGTAATCATGATTGAACACTTGCCAGCGATTGCATCGGTAACAGAAATATTGGCGTCGTTTTCGTTCAGCACCCATTGTTGCGACGAGTTGAGCATGATCCATTTGATCGTCGCCACCGACAAATCATACGGATTACCGTTTGCATCCAGCAACGTTGCATCAATCTGCCAATCATCGCCAGCGAACCAATACTGTTGCGGGTGCCGTGTCGTCATGTGACTTCCTCTGGTGTTTTATTTTTTTGCCCTACAACATCCGGATCATCTTGATCTTGTCCGACAACATCTGGTTCGTCGGCATCACGCGCAATAATCTCATAAAATGCTTCGAGTATTCGTCCGCTATTAAACCGGGCTGAATCCGCATCTTCAACACCGTCCAGAATATCAACACCTTGATTGCGTGCCACGATGTGCATGATGTCGGCATCTTCAATGGCCAATACGTAACCGATCAGACCACCCATGCCAGTGAATGCAGCGCCATCACCAGTCTCAATCACATTCAGTTGCGCTCGCCAGACAACAGAACCAGCGCCAGCGGCACTATCAACATTTTCCGTAACAGCCAGCGTACCGAAGAGCGGGATCGGTGCTGCAAATGCGGCACTATCGCCTGTTTCCACCGCAGCCAGCGCAATGTTCATACGTGCTGTGGCACTGAACGCGGCACCATCGCCTGTCTCTGTTACGGCCAAAGTACCGAAGATCGGGATCGGCGCGACAAACGCAGCACCATCGCCAGTTTCTGTTGCTGCCAACGTAGCTGACCAATAAATGCTCCCGTTGATGTTGGCTACACCAGCACCCTCGAGGCCATTCAGAATCGCTTGCCAGTAAACGCTACTGTTGAACACTGCGACTTCAGCCGTTTCATTCACCTGCAACGTTGCATAGTTGCGCACATCTCCGGTGAATGCCGCTATGTCTGCACCTTCTGTACTTTGCAGCGTGGCCAGCCAGCGCACCAAAGCATTGAATGCAGCAACCTCACCTGTTTCCGTCGCGGTCAACGTTGCAGTCCACGTCACATTGCCATTCAATGCCGCTGTGTCTGCAATCTCAATCGCCGCCATCGTGCCAGCAATACCAGTCACTGTGCCGTTGAACACGCCACCATCGGCAGCTTCAATCACATCAAGATTGGCATTGACTCCAGCGCCAACCAGCGTTGCAGCAAAATCAGCAATATCTGCCGCTTCACTCGCAGCCAGCGTTGCCAGCCATTCGGACTTGATGTTGAACGCGGCACCATCACCAGTTTCTGTTACTGCCAATGTTCCAGTGCCAATGATCCCACCATTAAAGACAGCACCGTCACCCGTCTCAATCACCGCCAGCGTAGCCAACCATCGCACCAGACCATTGAACGCGGCGCTATCTCCTGTCTCAGTCGCCGCCAGCGTTACATTCCAATAGATGTTGCCGTTGAACACCGCTGTATCGACCGTCTCCGTCGCAGCCAGCGTCGCATTCCAAGCCACCGTGCCGTTGAACACTGATGCATCGGCGAGTTCCGTTGCAGCCAATGTGCCAGTGCCAATAATCCCACCATTAAACGCAGCCGTATCACCTGTTTCCGTTGCCGCAAGTGTCGCATTCCAATAAACGTTCGCATTGAACGCCGGTGCATCACCTGCTTCTGTTACTGCCAACGTTGCGATCCATCGCACGAGTGCGTTGAATGCAGCCGTATCACCTGTCTCTGTCGCGGCAAGTGTAGTGTTCCAGTACACATTGGCATTGAACGCAGCACTGTCACCAGTCTCCACCGCAGCCAACGTTCCAATCGGATGCAAGCTACCCGTGAATACAGGACTATCACCAGTCTCAATCGCTACAATCTGAACATCAATGGTCAGCGGAGTCGTGTCACGTTGTCCGTGCAGAAGATAAAAATTATACGGTTGAGCTCGCCCAAACCGTGGCATGATTCAGTACCTGTAAGTTCGCGGAATGGCTTGCCGCGAGATCATCGCTGGCTGCGGCCGTGCAATCAGATTGAACGCTCCTATCAAGATGACATGACCTGCACTGACACTTGCCGTCGCGGTGATGTTGCCAGTCGCACCCGGTGCTGCTTTCACGGCATCGGCAATCGCCAGCGACATATCTGCACCTGTCACGGTTTGTACATCCATACGTTCCTGCCACGTGCCAGTGATCGGATCAGCAGTCTGTGCAGCACCAGCGCCTGAACTCGTGCCGGGATTTGTCGCATTGAATGCAGACCACGCCGCTTCCTGTCCACCCACTGCGCCGACAACGATCAGCTCGTTATTCTCTTTTGTCGTCACACCTGCGACACTCACGGATGTAATCGCCGTGGCCGTTGTCACACTCCCCGCAACATCCAAGGGTTTGCCGCGATGCTGACTGCGATAAGCAACAACGCAGCCGACTGCGACGCTTGGTGCAACCGGATGCGTAAACGTCAGATTAGGATCACTCGCTCCGCGTTGACAATAAGCCATGGTGCCAGCTGGCAACGCCGCAGTTGTCGTCAAAACATTGTTGTTCTTCTGCTCTGTTACTAATGTCCATTCACCGCCTGTCGGTAAGGTCACGCTTGCAGTCGAGGCAATGCGACTACCGATCACAGCCACCAGCAAATCACCAGCTTGTAAGCCAGTGATCCCCGTCGTCACCAGCGCATGAGCTGTCGTCGCAACTTCAACTGAATTGCCAACACCAACAAAATCCCAAATATCTGGACTCGGTGCAGCGCCGCCACCCGTCGCTGGGATCAACGCGACGCCGACCAGTGTGCCGTCATCGGCGTTGGTCGTTGTCGTGACGCCGATCGTCTGTGCACCGGTTGCATCGGCCTGCAACCAAGCGCAGTCGGACGCAGCCTGATGCGTCAGATTGGCGACCACCGTGCAGTTGCTGACCGTATCGACGGAGCCTTCGGAGCCGCCACCCGTCGGATAAAACGCCGCGAAACCAATAATCTTATCGCCAGAATTAGCAGCGATCGAGGGCGTCACTGCGCCCGCAAACGCGGGTGCTTTGGTAACGAACTGGACATTCCGCGTCGGCGTTGTCGGATCGACGCCCTTCAAGAACAGCAGCGACAGCAACGTGTCGTCAGACGGAAGCCCCACACCGGCAAAATCAAACTTTAGGGTCTTGTTGGTGCCGGTGTCGGGCGCAACCATCCCGAACAGTTCGCCATCGAACGAGGCGGTCGTGCCAGCGCCGCCGATGTAAGTCATATTCGTGTCGATGCCACTCTTAGTAAATTGGATAATGGCACCCGAACCGAAGAAATTCGCTGTGGTGGAAAACCCAGCTACGCCACAGAGAATATAATCACAGTCGGCCGGAACGGTAATGGTCGACGATGCCGTGCCGCTGTTGACGTTGTGGCCGGTGCCGCAGGGATAAACCGTCGGCGTGCCGGTGACGGAAACGGCCATTAAATTCTCTCGACGCCGATCCCGGCGCGCACGTTGACGGCAGCCGGCGCATTACAGCGGACTGCAAACCCTTCACCAAGCGCACAGTCGGGCTCGTTGTCCAGCGGCCACTGATACATGACCACACCTTTGTCGGGCGGCATCAACCAGCGTTTCAGCACCGTCAACACAGTCGGCTCGTTCGCAGCGACCCATGCTTCTGCTGCCGTAAAACCAACCGTGAGAGGTCGCCCATAAGTCTGCAATGGTGTCAACGATGTCGATTGCGTACCCGGTGCATTGGTGGCGAACGTTGCGTAGCAAAGTTCCACCAGCACGGGCACCGCGCTCGCTGTCACACCGTCAAAGCACACATCAATCCACTTCACCTGCAAGCCACTGTTGGCATGCGCCTTGACGCCAAGCACAGTGCGTGCTGTCGCCGCCGTGAGAGCGATAGCCGCTGTGCCATTGACGATGGAATATCCAACCGCAGACATGATCGCCTCACGGGCTATGCGTGATGGTGCCGCTGCTGATGGTCACCGTCTGGCCACTGGTGATCGATGTCGAGTTCAAGATGACGTCAGTCGCCGATGTGCCCACGGTCAAGCTGTTGACCACCGTTGTGCCGCCACCCTCTTTGATACGCGCAACGGCCGCTGTCCCGGTGCCAGAGGCCGTGCCAGATTTCGGCACACCTTGCATCGTGATCACCACATTGGGTGGCGTGCCACTGCGCACAAAACTGGGATCAGCCAGCGTGATGATGCACAACACAGCTGCATAGGCTGCCGTGCAGATCTCCATCGTCGCCGGATTAGCATGCACATCAATGGCCGTGATGACGGCATCCATGCGTGTGTTTTGCAGTGATGCAGAATAACTGACAGACATGCTCGTCTACCTCCTCTAACCAATGGTTTCCAACGCACTGGCCCAATCGCCAGCCGACAACTGACGGTGGATCTTCATGCTATCATACCAAGGTGCCAGCCATCGCCAACTTGCCCAATACGACAACAGTCCATGGACCTTTGGGTGCCCAATGCTGCCAGCCAGATGCAGTGCAGCCGTATCAACACAGATGATCTTG